CTAACATTATTCAGTAAACCGGTCGTTCCGGTATCCGCAGCATCTGTCCAGTGGAATTTGATTGTGTTGTTGTGTTGAGAAAGTTTGAAAGAATCTCCACTACCTCCAGTAAAACCACCACCACTGGTGCTGCCAGCAGTCTCACCACTTTCAGGGCCGGTATATCCTTGATTTGTGCTTGTATCCAACTTCGCAATAATGAGTTTATCGTTCTGGTACATCTGTGGCCAGATCCATCCGCTGATTAACCAGTTGTCTAGGGTAGAACCATCGTATCCTCCGCGAGAAGGTAAAACAATATTACCAGCATTTTCAAATCTGATAGTTTCCATAGCACAGGACTGTGTAATACCACTCCACTTCAGACCTGGAGGTGGATACGTTTGCATTACTCCACCATAGAAAGGAGATTTTATAGGGTTACTTGCATCGGGATCGTTCCGGGTGTGTGCCCTAATTTTATCAATCTCAACTCGTTCGTCGTGTGTGAAATTACCACACCCAAGAATCGCTCTGTAATACCAACCATCGTCACCACATCCACCTGCTGATGCACGGCGTTGTGTTGGGATGTCCATTGTTCCTCTAGGATCAAATCCTTGAAGATTTGGGTTTGAGGTATTAAGTCTATCGAATAACTCTTGATCCATTGTAAAGACGCTATATGCTTTCTTCGATCTATACATCGAAGAGTTTTCTCGTTCATCTAAAATGTCTACAATCCTGCCAGTTTTAGAATCTACGACAATTTGCTTTACTTTGTTGTTGAGAGTTTTAGCCATCTAGTTCAATTACCCTTAATCAATGTTGGAAGGTTCTATGTTGGAAGAAGAATCTACCGCCCACTTTGTTGCAGAATTTGGTGTCACTGGATCTGTTGTTTGTTCTATCACACCAGTCTTATTTATAAGAGAACCGAATCTAGAAAGACCGTGTGCGATTGACATCCCAGAATAAATCTTCGGAACAGAAAGTATACTAGTAGCAGTTTCAGTCCCAGCATTGACTGTGCGTCCAATGAATGAGATCGACTTAGTGCAGTTTACAACCGAATCATTAGTAGCAGAGAAGTTATAGTGTGCATTATCATATGCTTTAGCACTAGTTGCTGAAACATTTGAGTTCATATTAGCACTATATCCACCGCGTGTTCTGATTGCTGCACTTCTGCGTGCATTAATACTAGAGTTCATTGATGCGTAAAATCCTGCTCCTGCACATCCTCTTGCAAATGCATAGTCAACGTCTAAGTTAGAATTTTCTAGTGCCATGTATGCTTGGTTTCTTAGCAATGAAACATAAGATCTTTCTGCTTTAATTGAAGAATTATTATATGCTAAGAATCCGATACCCATTGGATGATCTACGAATCGATACAGTGTAGTGTCTGGAACTACGTCATTACAAGGTCGAGTGCATGTTCCTGCATTGTCTGTACCGGGTGGACATTCACAGTCACCGTCAGTGCAGTCACTGCATTGTACATACCCAATATCAGTATTACCATTTGGACAATCATCTCCGTTGACATCATCTCCACATGAGGCGTTATTGCAATAACATGGTTTACCAGTGGTTGAATCTGTGCAATCTCCACCCGGACAGTTACAGCAGCAACCGTGTCCGCCACAGTTTACTGGGAGGTCGCAATTCACGTCGCAACATTCTGCTGGTTGATCTCCGTTACATTCACAGGCATCCGGGTTCTCGCAGCAGAAAGATTCTTCTTCATCTACGCAAGCACATTGACAAGCACCGCCGGTGTTGTTGCACCCTGTACACCATTGACAGAAATCATCACCACCAGACGGCGCACATTGTGCCAGGCACGGATCTTCTATACATTCACATTCTTCCTGCGAAGCACAACACGGTGGTTCACCCTCACCACCCCATTCGGGGCATCCGTTGTTTTCATTACAGAAATAGTCTTCACATGCACAGCACCTGTCTTCGTTATTACAGTTTTGAACCTGGCAGGTGTTATCGTCTCCCGTTCCATCACCACCACATTGGGTAGAATTGCATCCACACTGGCCTGTGCAGGAGACCCCACCGTCATCGCCTCCCGTTCCATCACCACCTTCACCGTTACCACCGCCTTCGCCGCCACCTCCTGCGCCTTGTCCACCGCCGCTGCCGTCGACCGGATCGCTACCACCACCGTCTTGGACACCACCTTCATTAAGGTTTACTGGTCCATCTGCATCTAAATCATATCTATCCCCAATATAACCGGGAGGTATACAAACACCACCAGAAATATCTTGGTTGCTAGTACCACATGCATCAACTGGTGTGTATGTGGTTGGAAGACTTTCTTCTGGTAATACTCCTGCCCCAACTCCATAAACCTGAGTACCACCAAGTGTAAGTATTCGTGGAGGTGGTACTTCGTTACCAGAGTCATCTGGTGGTATTGTAGTTTCCTCGCCGAGTGGAGCAACTGCTCTCAAGTAAATTTGATTTCCTGTAGTGAACGGGTAATAGTTATATGCATCTCTAACCGAATCGGACATCTTGTTGTATGGTTTTAAGTATGAGTTCCATACAACTTGAACGTAAGACACTTGACTATTAGGTTGCACAAGTGATAATCTTTCACCTTGATTCAACGTGGAAATGGAGGTGCCTGGTTGATCCAAGTCAATTGTTAGTGGACTGTAACCAGCAGAGGCAACAATACTATTTGTTGCCGAGATGGACGATGTGCCATTTGCAAGAACACCTGCAATATCACATCCAGTTATTACTGATTGCTTTGCATAGATTGCTGAGTTTTGTTCTGCAACCATACCAAAGGAACAGTCTGAAATTGCAACCCGATCGGTGTGGATCACTGAGTCGGTGTGTGCTGCCATTCCCGCATAAAATCCACAGATGCCAATGTTAGTACATGCTTGGGAACCCAACGAAGAATTTTTATATACAAGAATTCCTTCTCCACCAGATGCTGCCGGATTCATTTCATTGAAATGCTTATATCTAACATCACCTTGAAAAACTATATTACTAAGTGAAGCCAGACTACTGTTTGGTTTTACAACCAGACCCTTTAATGGTTTTCCGGGTCCAGATGCAATTGATCTTCTGTATTTAAATACTGTCTTTATTATGGATGCCTCGATACGGTGATCGGATATAACAGTTCCGATTGTCGGATCGATTCCGCTGGTTGTTGTTGATCCATACTTACCCGTTGGATCTCCTGTTTCATGTGATGCCTCTCCCGGAGCATTTCTATATCCACCAACATAGATACCATCATCAACTGAAAATGATCCATCATCCGCATTGATCTTTGAACCACCAAGTCGGTGTAAGAAATTTTTTCCTCTTGATCTAAAAGTAACTGTATTATCTGATGAATTTACTCCGATAATCTCAAAACACCCAAGAACATTAGTCCGGGCATCTCCGGTGGCACCAGTAATTCCTTCGGATGCAACTGATCCATCAACTTGTGATGGGTAGTATCCGCCATTAATGTTCGTTCTATCCCGAAGCATCATATAGTCACCTACTTCGATGCCAGTTGTACTTGGTGCAACTGTTGACGTTGTTGGGAAAGAAGCAGTATCGGCCAACTTTACTGTAATTCTATTATCAACAAGAGAACCGTTACCAAAACCATTATTGTTTTCAACTGCATCATACTGATAGTTTGTAACTTCTTGTAGATAAAAACCCAACGGAGTTTCGCCAGCAATACTAATACCTTTATGACTTGTATTGTTTATTTGAATAGACGTTGTAAGATCATACGTTCCCTTGAGACAACGAACAATTGCATGTCCTCTATCAGTAAAGAACATACGTTCAATATTATTCAACGCTCTACCGGGAGTGTAAAATGGATTGGTTAAACTACCATCACCATCAATATCACTACCACTAGGTGAACAATAGAATGTAGTAACAGTGTCAATTACATTGACATTAAATCCACCCTGCGGAATTCTAATTGCACTTTGATCAGCCATTTTAGTTTATTATTCTCCTAGAGTTCGGCATCTACCGTAACCCAAATATTTCCTTCGACTTCTCCATCACCCTTATCGGATCCTACTGCACCACCACCGGGATTGTGATCTGTACCCAAACTGGCAATAAGATTTGTCCCAAGAACATTGCTCGGTGTAATCTGAAGGATGAAACTATCTGGGAGTGTTTCTAGTAACGAAACTCCACGGGTAGAATCGATTGATCTCCAGTTACCATAAACAAGGTTGCTTGCCCAATATTTATTACGCTTTTCATCCATCAAAATTAATTTTGTGTTCTTTGATTTAACATTTCCAAGTGGACCATCTGTAGAAACATACGCACGAATGGTTTCAAAATATCGTTTACAGTCTCGGATATCATCTGCAATATCTCGCTGTTCGAAGTCTGTACTCTGTTCTCCTGATTCCAATTGAACCTGTGATATATCGATCGCTTCTGTTGCCCCAGTGTTCCAACCGAATACACTCGGAGCAGCAGGATTGTCAGATCCAGTTCCTCCCGTTCCGGCCTGTAGATACATTCTCATCGCAAGATAACTCGACGCAGTATCACCAGCACCAGTAGGAACTCGATCCCCGGTAAAACCAAGAACCTTTCCTTCCAAATCAGGAACACTAAACGTATGAGAGAATTTAGTCCACGAAGAACTAAGTGCAAATGTCCCACCAGCAAGTCTTACATCAGTGGAGTGATTACCAGCACCTGTACCAAAAACTTGAACAAGAGATGCACCAACAACTCTAGAGGATCCACTGACAGTTAAAAATTTTGCTTTGAATGAGAGTGTTGCACTCTTACCGGCAAGTGTTTTTACATTTTCGATTCTTTGCTCTAAGTATGCTTCGGTTGTCAAACCAGTTGATAGGTTCGTTGGATCATAAAGATTCGACAACGATGCACCTGTTCCGCTAGTTTGAACTCGAAGAAAGTGATTGCTCAATGGAGTAAATCCACTCGGACCATCTAGTTCGTGTTCCATTCTCTCGATCGTTAATTCAGGTTGGAACCCTTGTGTCGCACCGATCATATAAAATCGCCATCGATCTAATGTGTAGTCGAATGTTGATCCAAGAGTTGCTTCACCAAAAGTAAACACATAAGGATCGACAGTAAATTCACCACGCTGACAGATATTAAAATCGCCATTGATGATCGAATTTCTTCTCTCCTGTGGACCTTGGTGTCCTCTTAAATTTATTGCACTACTACTGTACATTTAGTTTAATTCCTTTTCTATCAGAAAGATGAAAGTGCTACTCGTTTCCATGTGTTCCCCTCAACACACACATAGAAGTGTGTGCTACTCCACGCAATATCTCCGGTGTTTCCAGTGTCCGAAGCAGATACAGGAATATCAGGTCCGGTTCCACCAGAACCTTCGTCAGAACCGAGTCGGAATCTTCCCTTCGCATCAAAACTTGCTCTCTCTATACCATCAGTATCGAAAGACATCTTGTTTGTACTGTGTGTGTATTTGATCTGTCCTTCGTCTACATCACCGGCAGAGTTGTGGAATCTTACAGATCCTGTTTTGCTTCCTAGAGATCGAACTTCGATTGCAGGATCTCCGGTTCCGTGACATACTATCTTAGTATCTGAACCGTAAACATAGAGATCAGAGTCAACAGAGGCATCTGGATCTGTGCAACTTGAACCAACGGCAAGTTTACCAGAGAACGATCCTGTTGAACCGAAACTAATTCCTATCAACGATGCTGTTATACCATGAGATCTAAGTGAACCCTTAACATCCAAAGATGCTCCGGGTGCGTTTGTGCCGATTCCAACATCGCCATCCATGTATGCAATATCGGGTGCATGATTTTCCCATTGTGAGAACGTGACACCTTGGAATGTTGTTCCGGAACTACCATCAGAAAGTAGTGCAGCAGATGCTCCAGCAGGCGCTCCTGTTGGTAAGGTATATCCGTCAGTTCCACTATTGGTTACTTCGATAGATATTGTCTTCATTGTTCCCTGAACATCTAGAGATGCTCCGGGAGCAGTCGTACCGATACCGATTCTGTGTGCTGCGGAAGCACCAGCAGAAACTCCAATCGTAAAGACTGGTTCGTTATCGTTTCCTGTTACGACTATACCTTCACCAGAAACTCCCTTAATTCGCATGAAGTTTTCTGTGGTGGAATCTTCGTAGATATTAATCTGTGCGGTTATTCCATCGAGTCGAATTCCATTTGTCAAACCACCACCAGAACCTCCGATGTGGAGTCTAGACTGTGGATCTGAATTATTGATTCCGAGGAATCCGCCAGTTCCGAGACGCATTCGCTCAGTTCCTGTTACATCTACTGTACTCTGGGAAGCAGCAAAGATAAGATCTTCGCCGCTGTTTGGTCTGAGATCTCGGATCAGTGGTTTAAAATCATGATAACCATCGTCACCATCAGTATCGTAGATGAGAATGTCACCATCAGAAACTCCCGTGTCATACACGTTTGTAAGTTCACCGGCAGTCAGTGCTACATCAAGTCCATTGATGAGCGATGCTTTTGCTGCTGATGTGAGTTTGATGATGTAGTTCACAACACCGTATGGTTGCATGTTGTTGTGACTGATACTCTCTCCTGTGTTATCCAATCCAAGTGTATCGAAGTCCGTTGAGATATTACCTTCGATTGGAACATCACCAGTTCCATCCTCAGTTTGGAGATTCAGAGATCCTGCGGCGAATGATGCATTACCGATGATATCGAGTTGACCTATACTCGGATCTAGTGGGGTATCGTTACTATTACTGAAAAGATCCTGAATGGGCGCGTTCGGGATTGGGACACTGGAAGTAAATCTATATCCTGATCGATCTTCTCCAGAGAAACGATTTCTCGCCATATTCCGTTGATTACCGTTACCACATTCACCACACACGACATAGTTATCGACCACGCCGGTGGGGGTATTGGGTCTACCAACAAAGATACCATCTGTCTGTCCGTATTGTGGAGTGAAAAATTGACTATCATCATTATCGGCCGACATCGAATGTCCAACAACGTGAATGTGCTGCGGAACCTTGAGTCCCGTTGAGTTTACTGTTCCGGTTCCTGCGATCAGGATTTCACTGAGGTTCATGGTAAGATTTGCTTCAATTGATATCGAAGAATCGGCAGAAATTGCGTGGGTATGAACAGGAAGTTCTTGGACGGTAAGTTGATGAATTTCCTCACCACCTTCTTGTCCTAACTCATAATTGTAAATAGTGTTTGACGATCCACTACCATTTCCGACAATGGTTCTGCCACGAAGATCTGGTTTTCTAAATTCATTTGTTTCTTGTGACACAACATAGAAGGTTGCATTAATGTCATCGCCGACTGGAATATTATTAGAAGTAATAATAGTTAGCGTAGAGTGTTCAACACCTGTGCTATCTGTATCTTCTAGTGCGGGAAATCTTAAAACCGGATTGTCTGGAACAAGAACAGTTCCACCTGCACCCGCAATTTGCTTGGTGAGATGATCAACTGTAACCGTCATTGTATTTGTAGATTCATCCCAATCAGTAATGTCACCAGTGACAATTTCGGACCGTCCAAGTTCACCACCGATTGCATCGTAGATAAACGTGGATGTAACTCTACCGCCTAATAGTGAATATGGAGATAAATCTACATCAAAACCATCCCGTCTCCCTATCACAAGTTTCTGTGTAAATCCGTATCGATTTCCGATGCGTGAATGAAGTTCGGGATATGATGTTGCAATTAAAGTTCCACCATCACACATACTCCAACCATCTGGCACATCATTTTGTTCTCCTGCGTATGGTGCAATTACACCGGCAGGTTGAATACCTTCTAGACTTACTGTTGCTTCACCACCAATAAGTGTGCCGATATAATTTGTTACTAAACCTTTACCTTGCTCAGTTCTTGTAAGCATGGGTTTAATGACTGTACCACCGGCAGTCGGTGGTGCATCAATCAGTTTACCGTTAGATGTATCTGATAGGAACCATACTACCTTTTCTTCGTCATTAACTTCTTCCATTGCAGAAAGATCAATTTCACCCTGATACACAAGGGTAAATTGACTTGTACTGATTACCTTTTCAATCACACCAGATACTTCTGCGTTGATAGCAGAATTTGCTTGTGCCCCGGTGAATCCAGAAGTGGCAACATCCCAACGAACAACGTCCCCAGCAACAAATCCGTGTGTTGCTTGGGTTATGTTGTTCCGGATGGACTTTCCATCTGCGGATGCTGTTTGTAATTTGAATGCACTATATGCCACTTGGTATTATCTCCGTGTTATACTATTTAGTAATATTATTCTTGAGTTCTGCATCGAATTCATATTCGGCAAGATATGTGGTATCAAGGGTAGTGGTTCCAGTATACGCCCTAGAAGGCATAAAACCTCTCTTTGTTAGGACTGGTACACCACCATAACCCAACGTCATGTCCTCGATTGATGCCGATCCCATATTCGCGCCGTCTATAATTGAAGTTGCTTTGACACAAGTTGGATTGATTCTCATCGGGGTTGCAAAGGTTGTGTAATTTCCGTATGTTCCCCGAATAGCAATGCTTGAGTTGTCAGCAGTTTCTTCACCTACAACACCATTCCAACCACTCTGTGCAATCTGATAATACTTCTGACATGCTTCGAGATCGATTTCAGAAATTGGTGTCTGGAAGTTGGTTGCTTGCTGTCCGTGTTCTACCTGAACCTGTGCGAGTGATAAGATACCATCATATGTCAGTCCGGTGGCAAATCCCTCAAGAGTTGCACCTAGTGAACTAGTAAATGATGCATTGTTATCACTAGAGTGAGTAATATATTTAAGATCAAAGAATGATGTGTCACCAATGCTAGTTCCTTGCAAGAATGCAGGTAATGATACTGTATGTGTAAACTTGTTCCAATCTGTACCAAGTCCAATATCTTGCACATGAATAGCGTTTCCTTCTGCGGTATTGCCAAGTGCTTGGTAGTCTTGAACAACTGCCACTCGAACATTTCCTGTTTTGGTTCCCTTTGCCCAATAACTAATGGTTACGTCTTTGTTCGCAAATCTACGGACGTTTTCAATTCTTTGTCCTACAGAAACAGTAGATTTATTTTCATTTCCAAAATTGGCATCAATATATCCTTGGAAGTTCAAGTAATGCTTAGGGTATCCGGGGACTGCTGTTTGTGCATCCAAGAATGTTCCTTGAGACATACCACCAATAATATTAGAAACAGATCCCGATGATGTTAAATCTGGAATTACTTCTGCATTGAATCTATCTGCATGGAATGTATCATACTTAGATCCATCAGATGGGAAGTTCGTATCTAGAGTTGTTGGATCAGTGCCTCTCTGCCAGTGATCGAAGTTACTATTGATGATGAGGTTTCTTCCCTGTCGTCCAACAACAGGAGGAACCACTAAACCACCGTCTTCGATAAAGTATCCGAGGACTTCGACTTGCACAGAAAAGGTGTCTGTATAAGAGGGAGTTCCCTGATCTACATTATATGGTTTTCCAAGAGAAACTGCTATCTGTCCATTTGGATTTGAATTTTCAATTGGAACGATCTTTGTAAAGTTATTGGTATCAGCGTTAAAACTTTCCACTCCTGCATCTCTAGTAGATTGGGTGGCAATATTTTCAGTAGTTTCAAAATTGTTTGGGAAGTTCGCATTTGGAACACCAGCATAAACTTCTTCGAACCTACCAATACCTCTTCGCTTTACGTAAATCTTCACCATCATATGCGTGGCATTTGTTGGTGGTGTTATCTTTGTGAAGTAGTCACTGATGCTTGACCAGGCGCCTGTGTTGTTTGTATAATTATACTCAACCATATGTGGTTGACTGGTATTATCAGAAGATTCTGCTGTTCGACTGAAGAATATTCTGAACTTTTCATATGTCGAGATTGCAGGATCATATGGAGACGGATTTGTTCCTGATGCTAAGAATGGCAGGGGAGCAGTTGGTGTTGCCTTCTTGAACATCAGTTTAGTTACTTTTTGTCCCTCGGTTGGGAAGAAAGTCTTACCTGTTAATGATCCGGTCTCTTCTGAATCCGAACCCGGTCCAGTCGGGGGCGCAGTATTTGTGGTGATTCTTCTGCCAACATATGAAAGAACCAAACCCCGTGTGTTTGATGTCGCAATGAACATTGGTTTCTTAACCATACCCAGAGTTCTTGGATACTCAAGTCCAAGACTGCTTGCCGATGCAGCAGCAGTATTTGCGGTCAAGAAGTATACTCTTCCCGGTTCATATGTGTAGGGACCGTCTACAAGATCAACCCACCCTGAGTTTGTTAGATAGAATGCATCAGAAGATCCAGAAGCAGGAGTCACAACCTCACTGATAATTCCTTGTGTTTCAGCATCAACTTCGTTATTTGCCTGTGCTTTTTGATAAGTACCAAAAGGTTGTGCTGAGTTCGTGATACCCGTATCAAATTTCATCACATCACCAACGGTGAATCCGTGATTTTCTTGATTAACAAGAAGTCGGTTTCCTTGTGCAACCACACCAGTCTCAATGGACTCTGCAATTTCACCACCAATATAACTTACGACGAATCCTGTATCCCCGGTCATACCAATCATCATTGGTTTTCTAACAAAACCAACCTGAGAATCAACTGGTGGGTTCTGCGAAAGCATTCCCGTAGCACCAGATGAAAGGAAGTATGCTTTACCAATTTCTAATGTATATCCAGAAGAAACATTATCGATGATCCTATCGAAGTTTCCTCTTACTTCACCTTGGAATGTAATGTCGAATGTTGTGTCGTCAATTACATCAGAAACAATACCAACTGCTTCTGCTTGTTCTTTATTTGCAGCATAGGCCGCAGTAAATCCATTTCCGGTTGGTCTGACTGGCATACCAAAGGAAAGACCGTGTGCAGATGCTGTAGTTACTCTCTTCTTGTTAATACCGTGGTAGAAGTGTGCAAAACCATCTTCCGAAATTTCAGCAATATCGATGGGATTTGCTAATGTCGTGTTGTCATATTGAAGAGAAACACTTCGGTGATCTCTAGTTATTCCACCGGCGTTGGTATGTCCGGGCGATGCAGTAAACCCAAGGATCATGACTTCGCATGATTCGCCACCACCGATATGAATATTACCAGCAGTTCCTGTAACCAGGCCTCTACCATCACCAAATTCTATATTTTCGTTTGTTGTCCATGCACCAGTGTGACCACATGTACCAACTTGATGTGGTTTCCATAACCATCCAGCACTGGGCCCATCACTTCTTGCAATGATAATACCACCACCACCGGCAGTTAAAATTTCTGAGTCTGCACTACAACCAGTTCCGCCACTCTCATACGTTCCACCAAGAACTAGATTATAGTCTGCAACAGTAACATTGGTGGAATGCATCGTGGTCATTTGACCAAGGATCGTAACCTCTCCACCGAATGTAACACCCTTCTCCACATAACCAGAGTGTTCTACTGCAAAAACACCATTGACATCAACACCAACAGAAATACCATCAGCAGAAATCCCAGTATACAATTTCAGTCTGTTTAGTTTGTCGATGATATCTTCGTTGGTAATTCTTCTCCACTCTTGGAAAGTATCACCCAACGAAACATCTGTAATTTCGTATGTGTTAAACTGTGGTCCGGTGCTAGACATTTATTAGTTTTCCTCTTTGATTAAATCACGGAGCAGAGTTTTGAGATAATCTACCTCTTGCCTTAGATTATGTATGTCTTTTTTCTGTCTTCTTTTTTCCAATGCTTCGTTCATCTTTGTTTTATTAACAAGAATCAAAGCACCAGTTTCTAAATCCCGTTCATAATTTTTATTGTCAGTTTTTGCTCTCATATCAATGCCACCACTCGAAGATCTTTAACTTGTGGTACAACTGAAGTATCTTCAGAGAACATGAGAACCTTAATCTGCAAGGTTGCAAATGCCTGGACATCCTTTAATAATTTATAACTTGTTTCTGTAAACTCAAATGGATTGTCTGTTTCTGTTACTTCATTTACTTGTTCTAATTGATAGAAAGGTTCTTCTGCAATTTCTTTATATGTTGTGGGCGGTAATGTCCGACAATATACCTCAATTGTTGTGCCAATCGGTCGATTGAGATCTAACATTACTCGAACATCATCTCCGTTTTCTTGGAGTTTGATTGATCGAGTCAAGTACCTAGCAACCGCAGAATCTGTGTAAGTTCCGGAACCAGTATATTCTCCACCACCAGAAGCGTCGTTAACAATATTTTCTACGGTAATAACAGTAAGATTTTTCGTATCAACAACAGGAGTTATGGTGGATGAGGATGGATTCGAAATTTCAATTGTGTGCGTTGTTTGTTGTTCGGAAGATCCACCCGTAGCAGCAATGAGTTGACTGCTTGGGAACGTGTAGTTTTGATTTTGTGGTACTTGGAAAGTAGTAGATGAAGTACCAAAAGTCAATTTATGAACTACGGATGTACTCGGTAAAATTAATTCGTTCGATATAATTTTTGTGAGGTTGACATTAGTAGGTACGCCAGGTTCAGACAAATTGATTTGAAGTGTTCCCGGTGCAGTTGTAAATACGCACCGATTGATTTCACACATAAGTGAGGTCGAAGTATCTTCCTCTGCAACATTTGTATTCTGTGGTAAGAAAAGACTTCCCATATTCGGGTGCTTGGTAATAATATTACCAGTCAGAGAATCTTCTAAACCAACATTACCTGTATAGACTTTATAGTCATCTGTATTAGACACTATACTTAATGAATAGTTTCCGGGTTGCAGATATACTGGTGACGAGAATTTGAAGTTTGTTGCACTTGGGACATCATTACCAATTATAACTTCACTTGGATATAGAGTAACTTCCGAGAAAGGAATGATTGACGAAGCAGATGGGTATCCGCTGACAGTTGGTCTGATCTGTATTGTTACTGGTAAGGTTTCAGACTTACTGGAAAAGTATAGATTTATATCGTTTAAGAATACACCATTTGAATGAAGATTGGAGGACACTGTAAAGATCTGTGATAATGGATCAATCCACTGTGTTTCCAATGATAGGTTGAGTGAGTCCTCTCTAGTGTATACATCCCGGACGATCTTTTCGCTAGTTACTGTTTGTCTTCGGAGAACAAGTGGTCGAGTAGCACTGAATGTAGTGTCGGTTGTACTCTGTACACCTTGTGCATAGAAATCTCCTTCTGCTGAAGTCTCTGCATCTGCGGCAGTGTTTGTTGACGAGTCAGTAAGTCTAAAGACCTTCTCTCCAGTCAGATACTTCTTTGGAGGAACAGCAAACTGGAGATTATCAATTTTACCGAAAGAATCGGTTTGGATTGTACCACCAAGAGAACCACCACTAGGAGTGCAGAATTGACTTACATCGTCACCATCAAAGAATGGAATTACAATTGAATTTGGTTTTAGATTTTCTGCTTTGATCGTTAGTGTTGAAGATCTAATGAATGGCACGACACTTACATCGATAATCTTATCGTTTACTCGTTTCTTTAATGTATCAGGAACACTACCCAGTCTAATATTAAGTCTAGACTTTCTTTGATCTATAGTCTTTGCGATGTTTGATACAGAAGAAACATTCTTCTCAATTCGAGATGCAATGAATATGTCGGAGTTTGTTCTTCTCGCTTGCTCTAGGAATCGCTCACCAACAACATTCTGTAGTTTGTCGTCGATGTTTTCAATACCAGACCAAATACTAGACCATTCATTCCACTGAGTTCCGAATCCTCTGGAATCATTAAAGTTGTTAACCTTCCAGTTATCATTGGAACCCATGTCATTAATTTTAACGACTGGACGAACTGATGTAGAGAACCATTGATCTGATGGTGGATCAATTTCCAAACGACCAATCCAGTTAATTAAGTCAAACTGATTTACAGAAATAAATCCGTTACTAAGAGATTGAGATACAATCGGTTGGGTGTCTGTTATCTTTGAGTGAATGAGTCCATCACTTGATTGTTGTAGATTATCCCCGATTACTAATGTCGTGGTATCAAGAGCATGATTTGTTTCTGCAAATCCGGGTCTAAGAGTGGAATTTTCGTAATCAATCGAACAGGCATATTTACTATCTGCTACATCGCCGAGTCCATGTCCCGCGAATGTATCTACTACGATTCCAACCTTCTCACCAATAACACCGGGTTCCGTACTCTTTTCTATATCCATTGCTTCGATTTCATTTTCGATCAAGGATAGTTTGGTGTAAATTTCTAGATCATCAACTCGCTTCTCGACTCTACCAATATCTGACATTGTGTATCGATTGTTTTCGATATACTTAACTGCAACATCGGATGCATTGTGCGTGTATGGTGGCATCGCAATTGTGTATAGGGTCATCGAATCTGGTCTGTCTGCGGGTGCGACTGGTGAAAGATCCGGGACACCTTCGATGATATCAAAGTTAATATCATCACCAAAGGTTTGTCTTGCGACAATTTTGTCGATTCTTGCTTGGTAGTATGTGTGTGATTCTTCTATACTCACCAGATTATCTTCTGGAACAACATGACCCCCAAGTTCGCCGCCCACAGGACCACTATGTCGGAAATCGATACATGATGCAAGAGAAGTTGTTTTACCTAAACTATTACTTGCAAACAGAGGAATGTCACCATAAGTAATACCAGCATAGGATTCTACAGTAAACGGACCAACCGATCCACTGTGCTGGAAGTAATCATATGTTACTCCGAATGGAAGACTCAATATTCCGGTCGCAGGGTTATCCTCATTTGTTTCAATGTATTTGCTAAACTTCTCTGGTTTAATATACAATCTTCCGTTGATGTAACGTGTCTCTCTCTGACCGTCATCAAACAAGAAGTCACCCGGTTCACCCTCACTCATATGGGTTATTTTGTTAACATCAAATTTATTCATTTCAACGTACCAAATTGGATCTTGTCCCGTGCCTTCGTTCTTCAGATCCCCTGCACCAAACTCTTGGTAATTGTTCGTAAATGTTTTACTTCTGATTGTAGGTGAAGTAATATTTGCATCAGAAGCACCCTTATCTTGTGCAACGATTGGAGCAATCAACAAGTATTGGTTATCTCCATTACCGTCGCTGGGAATGGATATTGTAAGAGTTTTTCCATCGGAGGATCTGGTATAAACGGGTCTACTGTTGACATCATTATAGTAGTAATCTACTACTTCATATGGTAATCCATCTCCGGGTTTTGCCATAAGAATGTAGTCATTATTATTTGTGATGATTTCATCACCAGATTCATTAAAGAATTGATGCACACCATCGGGATCTGTTGCAACAGAAAGATTCCACGTTGCTACGTTATTTGCGTCTGTTGTGATTAATTGAGATCTTGTATAAACATATCTTAATTGATCAATTGATTTTACTGCTTTACCTTGAGGAACTTCAAATACTAATCCCGAGTTTTTAATATCTCGTAATGTCTGATCCGTATCTGATGTGTTCGATATGTTCCGAATTAATTTGAGTGTTGGGAAATCATTGTCTAAAATATTCGCTGATTCTCGACCCACTCCCGGCGTCATATATGTTGCATTTGGTAGTGTACTTAGAGCATTGCTTGCTGGTTCAAACGACTCGACATACATTCTATAAACATATTGAGAATCAATATCACCACCATCGTGACGCTGTGGCCAGACATCAGGATTATCTCTACCAGAAAGATTTGCTACATCATCTTCTCTCTTAAATGCATGAACCCTAGCAGTTCCAATTAATTGAAAAGCACCATCCCAAAGTTGCACGGCCGCTGACGTTGTTATTATATTATTTCCATCATCAGGGTTTACAAGAGTGTTAAAGAATGATCTGTTACCATCCCATTCAGTACCATCCCCAACCGGAGTTGGTCCCTGCCCGTTGGCATTAACTTCAACACCAACAAAGTAGGATCCTAGTTTTGCACCGGGTAACTTAGTTAGAGAAGATGTAGCAGTGGATCGTGATTTGTTAACATCCAAGAACTGTGGTGACTGTGTTTCGTATTCATATCCATAAAGATATGCCTTGCCTGGTTGCAATACAGATACCAGTTTGGCCGAATCCCCGCCGCGATCAGATGTATAAACACCACGGTTCGTCCCATTATTCAGGTGTTCTCGTAAATCAATCTCGAATGGTTTTACTGTGTATGATCCGGATTCATCGTATGTTCGTCTTGCAAGAGTCTTCTCTAACTCTGCATAATCTGTATAGAGAGTCTTGAAAATTACCTTACCAATATCAAATCTAACAAGTTCGATAAAGTTTTTAGTGGTTGCAATATCGGTAACAAATCCCAGATTAAGATCAATCTTATAACGATCTGCGCCAGGTGCATTGTAGTTATATGATCCAGAGGCGGGATCTCTTAGAGTGGCATCATCGCCTTCTGTTGCAACACTTCTGCGAACACTGAAACCAACACTACCACTGGGGGTATCAAATTCTCTAGTTCCATCTCCAGTAAATCCGTAGATAGAAGTCGATTGCTTATCAGTTTTTACAAAGAACCCATCAGTATAGAAAATACCGGGACTGGTTGTGATAACTTTACATCTTCCCTGTACACCGTTAACCACGGTTGCATCGGTGGTGTCGCTAGAAACTGCTGCAATTTCACCTGCTCCAGTTCCACCAACAAAGGTGGATCCGAACGTGCCTCCGGGTTGGAAAGTATTTCCCTGAAGGAAGTTTACATACAGAAGATCATAGTCATCAACAGTCGAACTCGGAGTTCTTTCATAGTGAACGACTCTAGCACTAACATTTTCCGTTGTGCCTCCATCAGTCTTAATTTGACTGATATCGTACCCACCAATTTGATCTAGACTAGCACCCTTGACAACTCGAATATAAGAACAGTTCTGAACGGACTGATCACCGCCGATGATCTTTGCACCATCTTCGAAGATGTGATCACCCATCCTAGAAACTTGGTTCTGGAGGATGCTTTGGAGTTGAGTGAGTTCTCTTGCTTGAACTGCATATCCAGGTCTAAAGAGGACTCTAAGAAACTTCTTGTCTTCGTCGTAGTCGTCATAGTATGGATCTATGTTCAGTAATGTCGGATCGTATGATGCCATTTATTTGTCCACCTTAAAAACCAAGAATAATCTTGAAGTCTTCTGCTTGTTCGATGTTGCGATCTATTTCTTTTATATTCTCTATGTATAATACATCACCAGATGATAATTTCAATTCTGGTTCAGATACACTGGTAATCCACTTATTACTTGGAGCATTGGGTGATCCACCAGAAAGACCAAAACCGTCTGTTCCAACTCCACCCCTAAATGTTCCAACTACATCTGATAGAAGTAATTCACCTGTTGCACCAGATTCATACTTCCATTCAACTACACTTGCCTTAGCATAGTTTGAATTAATTTTGGATCCCTGTTCTATGATATCATCAGGGGAGAATGTAGTTTCTGTTAACTTGTTTCCAGTAGCAGATGTCGAATCTGATCTACCTTCAACAATAATATTTGTTGTAGTTCTGTATAGTTTATTCAGAATAGTGCTGGAAGTCTTATCATCAATAGAAACAATTCTAGCAATATCTTGTTGTCCCGCAATGTCTTGGAATGATATTGCATCTGTAGTGGAACCTTGGACAAACGTCTTTATGAGTTCTCCACCCTTGGCCTCAACTCGGTTGATATTTGGATAAAATGCTCCGCTACTAATTCCTTGCACTTCTGCGGCGAGAGTTGAACCAGAGAACGATCCGATGATAGGTTCCACTAGGAGTTCTTGTCTGACAGCATCCCAATCGACAACAGTTCCTTCCGCAGTTCCTGTGCCTATTCCCGTATATTGTGATACCTTCTCACCAACAACAAATTCACTCAAGTTGCCACTCGTAACTCCAAACACAATTCGTTTTGTATCATCGTTGATGTCTTGTGTTTTGAAAACTCCATTTGAATTTTCGATGAGAATGTCAACATACTCAGAGTTTCTAGAATGGAACGATTGTATTTTGGCAGTTGCTTTACTTTCCGTGCCTATGATATATTTACCTTCAAGGAAAGTACCTGTTGTGTTCGTATAATCAAAATTACCGTTTACAAATTCTGGTTTTCTCAACACGATTTCGGAAGTTCGAGCAAGTTCGCTACCAGCAACTCTGTCGGTGCCATCATTCAAGAGGGGATTCTTAACTATACCAAACTGTCGTATATCATTTTTTGTTGTGATGAATGCATTTTCATCACGTTCGATTTTCATATTAATCATTGTTCTGGACGCATCCAGATCTATTACGATGTTACCACCATGTCCCCTCTTCGGACTAATTACAGGTCGCCATGAATCGGCAGTTCCTGATGTGGGTGTTGTTAGGATATCAACAATAGCAACGCTATAGTCTTTTCCTTTTGTGATGGCAACAATATCACTAACTTGATTCGCCGTATCTAATTTAGTTCTTACCGTACATTCACTGCCATCACCTGTGACGACTGCGTGTGGGATGATAATATAAGATGATGCACGCTTTTCTGAATCCAAGTTACCCAAACTTTCGTCTGGATATAATTCAAAATCAAACGGTTGATCTACAACGATATATGGATCACCATCAAATTTTGCTGTTCCAGTTCCATCTCTATAAATGTAGTTTGAAATTCTGCGATACTGACCTACTTCTGATCCCCTACCGTCTACAATATAAACTGCGTACCCTTCATAATACGAAGAAATTTCATTCGGAGAAGAATTTTTATCTAAGTACACGCGATTTAAATCACCAGTGTTTCCATGCTGACATGGTTTTCGTGTACCCTCGGAAAATCCGGCAGCATATACTGCGGAACCATCGACATCTCGTTTAAAATATTCAATTGCTCCGGGGACCGCTTTTTGCTGTGTTTCGTATTGATGAATATCATTTGTGTTTGTAATGTCAGTGACAGTACGAATAGGAATAAAATCAGTTGTCATGAAAGGTCTTAGATCTTCCGTAACCTTACCCAAGAATTTCCACTTGTAACCATCATCTCCAATTTGGGTAATATCAGTTCCGAGAAATTCTGGTTTTAGTGTAGATTTTGCACCGTTGTTATTATCAATACATTTGTAAATTCTCTGTTCATCAGCAAGAACATAAAAGTTGTTTGCGGTAATACCGGCCGTTGGATTCTCGTATAAAGAAAGAGTGTCGTCATATGCATCATATACCGAACCAGAAATCCAGTTGTTCCTCGGGACAATATGAATCGCATTGTTCTTGTCTATCCGTTTTGCTGCAATGGCATTCCTAAATGCATCGTTTTGTACATCTACCGATCCAGTAACACCGGGTGGTACTGATTCATTGGGCCACTCATTTACGTTACCAATGAACAAGTAATATTGATCTTCGTTTGTTTTATCAAAGTCAGAGATCAATGAGGTCGCAAAATGACGACCGAAGGGTTTTTGAAAGTTTTCTATTGCCATACTAGTATATATCTCCGCCAGTCGGTCCAACATTGTTGACATCCAACTGTACAAAGTTGTGTAATGTTATCCCATCAAAGGAAATTCCGGAGGGTATTGATGTTATACCCCGGACATTTGGATGAAAGTAGATTGAGAAATATGTGATTCCAAGATTCTTCGCAGCAGTATATCCACCATCAATTGCAGTTCCATATCCGTGTGTTGCTCCGCTACTACCCAGCGGTCTTTCTAATGGATCGTGACTTGTTATTCCGCCTTCTGGCATGGTAACAAATGTAATTCCATGAACACCTTCGTTGAATACAGATCCGTCTGGACCTGTTGCTGCGAATGGGTTATACCCCCTCGGATACAAATCTCCAGATGCACCGATCCATGTACCCGTGTTTCCAACATATCCATTGTTCCTTAAGTTCAATGTTGTTCCAGAAGTGTACGGAGTATAGTGACCAATAATTGGATACTCTTGAATCTTAGTTATGTTTAAGTCTTGAGTTGAATTTCTACCCAATACTCTAATCAAAGATATTTCTCCAAACACCTTCATTCCTGCTGGGTGGATTAATTTTTTAATCACATCTTTATACTTGTTTAGAGTTATCTCAGATTTCAAAACGTAAGAGTGTACCTGATAATAATCATTATCTTGGAAAACTTTGTTTGAACTAATCTTGCCTTTGTTTCCATCATAATAGCCAGGTTTTGTGTGTACTGCTTTGGGTATAAGATATCCATATGCAGAACCGTCTCCCGTTTGGGTTCTTACGCTAAATGGAACTGGTTCGTTATAAAATATCCCGCCGTCTGTTATGCTTATTTCTAGGATCTCACCTTGCAGTCCCACCTGAGAGACGTATCCTGCTGCTCCCGCACCCGGAACCCCGTAAATCTCACCAATGGGTATCGAGGGGTCCTGTTCGTAAATACCAAATGCACAGCAGGGCGCACAACCAAAATTAGGTTGTGGGTATACTAAAACATCATCAGTTCCTGTTCTATACCTGTTCAATATAATTGGATCACCGACTCTATAGTTGAATCCGGGACTTGTTATTTCAACATCGGAAAGAACGCCAAATGTATTTTCATAAACATCACCAGTCGTTCCACCAACATCACAAAACGCTGGTCGACCAGGAACAAATGTTCCTGTAATTTCCCGCAATGAAAGTTCTGCAATCGAAGCACCTCGCACCGTGTACTGTATTGCAGAATCTACTGTTGCGAAAGCGGTAATTTTTTTACTATAAGGATCTCTCTGTCTTAATTTTTTATTAACAAAACTAAAGATATCATCGCCGCCGAATGCTGTTGTTTTTATAACATCTGGATTTTTCCACCTACCATCAGATGCTCGTAGCATATCTTCTTCTGGGTAGTAAAACTCAACGATACTATTGTAGATTACCCTGAATAAAAACTCAAAGGCCTTTTCGGTGCCTTTTAGTTTGTAAAATTCTTTTATGTTTTTTATTATACTCTGTATGTTTAGTGGAGTTACACCATCATCAGCAATTGCCAACTCTGTCGGGAAGTTTAAGAGGTAAGTATTTCGGAATTGATTAACGAACGAAGATATAGTGGTATCGATATCAGAAACTGTAGTTAGTCTACTAACTGCACCGACAGAATTTTCATTTTGTTCTACCCATTCATAGTATGCTTCAATAAATGAAATGAACATAGGGTAATCTGATCGAACAAATTCAGGAACCTGTGACTCAATAAAGGGAGATATACGGAAAAGAACCGACTCTTGTTCTGGAGTCAGTTCAGCAAGCACCTGAGAGATATCCGATGGTTGGAGATCAATAAAGGACTTTAACTTGAATAATAGGGGTAAACTATTATACTCGTTAGACATTAATATCCCCCACCCGGC